TGAGTATGAATGGCTAAGAAGAAATCACCAGGTACATTAGCGGAAAATCGTAAAGCTAGACATGATTATAATATTGAAGACACGATTGAAGCGGGAATTGTATTGCAAGGCACAGAAATAAAATCAATTCGCCGAGGTAGTGCTAACCTTAAAGATAGTTATGCGCAAGTTAAAAACGGTGAAATGTATTTGAATAATATGCATATAGCACCATACGAAGAAGGGAATCGTTTTAATCACGATCCTCTTCGTTCTCGAAAATTATTATTGCATAAACGTGAAATCATTAAATTAGGTGATCAAACACGTGAAATTGGTTATTCGATTGTGCCGTTAAAGCTTTATTTGAAGCATGGACATTGTAAAGTATTGCTTGGTGTCGCACGAGGTAAGAAAAAATATGATAAACGTCAAGCTTTAAAAGAAAAAGCAGTCAAACGAGATGTTGCGCGCGATATGAAAGCCCGTTATTAAGCGATTTGGTTGCTTAATCGGGCTATATTTGATATAGTTATATGTGCTTTTGTAAATTGCAAAAGTATGATTTGTTTGATTTATTATTTCGGGGACGTTTCTGGATTCGACAGGGGTCCCCCGAGCTCATTAAGCGTGTCGGAGGGTTGTCTTCGTCATCAACACACACAGTTTATAATAACTGGCAAAACAAACAATAATTTCGCAGTAGCTGCCTAATCGCACTCTGCATCGCCTAACAGCATTTCCTATGTGCTGTTAACGCGATTCAACCTTAATAGGATATGCTAGACACTGCCGTTTGAAGTCTGTTTAGAAGAAACTTAATCAAGCTAGCATCATGTTGGTTGTTTATCACTTTTCATGATGCGAAACTTTTCGATAAACTACACACGTAGAAAGATGTGTATCAGGACCTCTGGACGCGGGTTCAAATCCCGCCGTCTCCATAAAAATATGCTTGGAAACCTTGATTTAATGGGGTTTTAATCTAGCAAGTGTCAAATATGTGTCAAGAAAATAATTTTCTGACACGTTGACCTTGCTCTTTTTTATGTTCATCAAGTAAGTGAGAGTAGGTGTCTAAAGTTATAGATATATTATAATGCCCTAATCTTTTGCTAATATATTCAATAGGTATACCTCTAGAAAGTAGGAAAGATGTATGCGTGTGTCTTAATGAATAAGGCGTTATTTTAGTATCATTTAGTCCTATTTGACTCTTAGCATGGTTAAATGACTTTTTAACGGCATTATGACTTAATTTAAACAACTTATTATCTGTACGTTTTGGTAATTTTGATAATTTAGCTTTAATATGTTGTATATCCTTTTTTGGTACCTCCACAAGTCTGTCCGCGTTAACTGTTTTTGTTCCACGAAGATGTATTGTGCCCTCTTTTTCGTTTAGATCGATAGGCAACATATTAATTACATCGCTGTATCTTGCACCAGTGATAGCTAGGATGAATAAAAAAATATAACTCGGTTCGTCTCTAGATTTAAAGTATTCTATCAATTGCAAGTATTGTTCTATGGTGATGAATTTAGAGTGTTCGTCTTTTGATTTTTTTGTACCACGAATATCTATTTGATAGCTAGGATCTTTCTTTAAATACCCCTCATATACTGCATCTCTGAAGCATTGTGATAAACAACTGTTTAATTTACGAACCGTTTCATTAGTACGACCACGACCGAATTCGTTCAAAAACTTTTGATACTCGGAACGTTTGATGTTTTTTATTAAAAAATCACTCCCGAAATATTCGTTAAACAATTTTAATGAACGTTGATACCAATAGAATTGTTGTGAAGCGACATGTTTCTTATTTTTTGAATCTAACCAATCATTGTAATATTCTTCAAACTTTTTATTTTCATCTAAATTATTTCCATCATCCAAATCTCTAAGCAGTTGTTGAGCAGCGTTGGTTGCCTCTGCTTTAGTTTTGAATCCCGACTTTCTTTTCTTTCCTGATTTGAAAGACGGATGTTTTACATCGTATTGCCAAGATGTCGACGTTTTATTCTTTCTTTTTGTAATAGTAAATGATGCCATTTTATTTCTCCTCCTCAAAATTGGCAAAAAAATAATAAGGGTAGGCGAGCTACCCGAAATTTTATTGTTGAACAACTATTGCTTCACTTCTTGCTTTTCCTACTTCTTTTCTAAAACTATCATATGATTGATTAGGGTGTGTTAACGACATTCCTGGACCACCTCCAGCATGTTGGTTTTTGTCCGGATTATTTTCCATTTCTTCAGTGGCTCTTTTAGCATTTAAATATTCTTCGTAACTAGGTTCGTTTGGGTCGCGTGGTTGTGCTTGTTGTCCATTATTGGTAGCTGGAAGATTCTTCTGTACCTGTTGCTTAGATGTGTTATTGGTTTGTTGATTGTTGTTAATGTTTGTGTTGTTCTCGTTGTTTACTTGATTATTGTTATCGTTTTGATTAGCATTTTCTTTTTTAGCTTCTGCTTTTTCTTTAGTTTCTTTCTTTTTATCTTTGTTCTCTTTCTTCGTTTCCGTTTTCTTGCTTCCCTCTTTCTTATTGCCGTCGTTACTACCACATGCGCCTAACACCAACGTACTTGCTAATAGTAAACCTAATAATCTTTTCATGTTCATTTCTCCTTTGTTTATATTTCCTTATATTTAAAAACTCTCAACGGCTCAAATGTAATAGAATACTCGCCATAGTGAGTTCCAATACCATATATCTTTTTATATTGTTCTATTGCTTCTAATATGTATTCTTCGCTTAATTGTAGATACTCAGACAACTCATACAAGTTGCGTACGCCATAATTATAAGCTTCTACAATTTCGCGTAGCGGTACAGCTGAGATAAAGCCGTGTCTACGTGCGTAATTTTCGAACTTGCGATTGTTGAAATTCGAGTAATCGGCTATATCACCGTATGTAAGTTTATTATGCGCTAATTCTTCGAAGAGAATTCCTGCTTTTTCTCTATCTGATAAACCACGCTTTATTAAAATTAAATCTCCTAACCATACCCCGTCTAAATTATCTGGAAGTACATCAGCCTCTCTTATTTCAATATAATCATGTTGTATTAAAGTTTCTTCATATAATCCCATCTGATACATCCTTTACTTACGTTTACTTCTTATATAATCTGCATAATCTAAAACTCTTTGCCACTCGTCATCAGTTAATTCTCCTTCTAAATGAGCTGCACGATGTTGTACTTCGTTTTCTGTTTGTCTATTTTTTAATAGTAAATATTCTGGGGTAACTTTCAATGCATTGGCAATCTCAGCTATATCCTCCATAGGTATTTTTCTGCTACCGTTTTCATATCGGGATAAGGTAGATTTATTGACACCTATCTTAGTTGCAAAATCAGTTAAATTCACATTATTCTCTTTTCGTAGTTGTTTGATTAATTTACCTATTTCCGCTGAAGTTCTCATTTCAAATTTACCTCCGTTTTATTTATAACAGTATAATAACACTTTTCCATATAGGAAACAACTAGCATTTTAAAAGAATAAAAAATATTTTTCGAGATTTTTGTTGACAATTAGGAAACTTAGGTTTAGTATTGAGTTAACTTCAAAAAACGGAGGTGAGCAAATGTATGAGTTCAACGTCAAAAGAATGAAAGCTTAACGCATTGCTAAAGGCATTTCGATTTCTGATATGGCAAAAAAATTAGGAATGACACCAGGAACTTATTCAAAAAAAGAAAACGGGCATATTAGAATTAATGTTGACGATTTAGCAAAAGTAATTGAAGTACTAGAATTGCCACAAGATAAGTGCGGTATTTTTTTTACTTATAGAGTTTCCAAAATGTCAACAGAACAAAAACAAACATCTTAAAAGGAGGACACAATGGAACAAATCACGTTAACCAAAGAAGAGTTGAAAGAAATTATAGCGAAAGAAGTTAGAAATGCTATAAAAGGCGAGAAACCAATCAGCTCAGGTGCAATTTTCAGTAAAGTAAGAATCAATAATGACGATTTAGAAGAAATCAATAAAAAACTCAATTTCGCAAAAGATTTGTCGCTAGGAAGATTGAGGAAGCTCAATCATCCGATTCCGCTAAAAAAGTATCAGCATGGCTTCGAATCAATTCATCAAAAAGCTTATGTACAAGATGTTCATGACCATATTAGAAAATTAACATTATCAATTTTTGGAGTGACACTTAATTCAGACTTGAGTGAAAGTGAATACAACCTAGCAGCAAAAGTTTATCGAGAAATCAAAAACTATTATTTATACATCTATGAAAAGAGAGTTTCAGAATTAACTATCGATGATTTCGAATAAAGGAGGAACAACAAATGTTACAAAAATTTAGAATCGCGAAAGAAAAAAGTAAATTAAAACTTAATTTACTAAAACATGCAAACAGTAATTTAGAAACAAGAAACAACCCTGAACTGTTGCGAGCAGTTGCAGAGTTGCTTAAAGAGATTAATCGATAAATTCTATGAATTCGATTTTAGCTGAAGCGATAGCTACTATTTTGTCTCCAACAAAAGTATATGAGCCATTAGTGAACAAGGAACTTTTAATTTTTTCTTTTGATATTTCAACAGTTCCGCGATGACCTGACTTTATCACTTTTTCTAAATTATCGATTTCAACAAATTTATCGTTAGAAAGATATAAACAAGCTTTCATACTTATCACCTCCTTAGGTTGATAACAACATTATACACGAAAGGAGCATAAACATTATGCAAGAATTACAAACATTTAATTTTGAAGAATTACCAGTAAGAACATTAGAGGTTGACGGAGAACCATATTTTATAGGAAAAGATGTTGCTGACATTTTAGGATACGCAAACGGACGAGATGCTTTGTCAAAACATGTTGATGCAGAAGATAAGCTGACGTCGCAAATCGCGACGGCAGGTCAAAACAGAAATGTAACGATCATCAACGAATCAGGACTATACAGTTTAATCTTTTCTAGCAAATTAGAAAATGCGAAGCGGTTCAAACGTTGGGTAACTTCGGAAGTTTTACCAACGTTAAGAAAAACAGGAGCGTACCAAATACCTAGCGACCCAATGCAAGCATTGAGATTAATGTTTGAAGCTACAGAACAAACTAAACAAGAAATTAAAAACGTGAAAGATGATGTTATTGATTTGAAAGAAAATCAAAAACTGGATGCGGGAGACTACAACTTCTTAACTAGAACAATCAATCAAAGAGTAGCTCATATACAAAGACTACATGCGATAACAAACCAAAAACAACGTAGCGAATTATTCAGAGATATTAATTCAGAAGTGAAAAAGATGACTGGTGCGAGTTCAAGAACGAACGTAAGACAAAAACATTTCGACGATGTAATTGAAATGATTGCTAATTGGTTCCCGTCACAAGCTACTTTATACAGAATCAAGCAAATTGAAATGAAATTTTAAAACGAAATATAGGAGAGGCTGAATATGGAATACATCGGATATGCAGACGCAAATGCGTTTGTAAAAATAAGTGGCATTTCAAAAGATGATCTAGAGAAAAAAGTCTACTCGAACAAAGAGTTTCAAAAAGAATGCATGTACAGATTTGGTCGAGGACAAAAGCGTTATATAAAAATTGACAAAGCTATTCAATTTATCGGTACCAATTTAATGATTAATGAATACGAATTATAGGAGGAATTATCAAATGAGTAAAACTTATAAAAGCTACCTAGTAGCAGTACTGTGCTTTACAGTCTTAGCAATTGTACTTATGCCGTTTCTATACTTCACTACTGCATGGTCGATTGCGGGATTCGCAAGTATCGCAACATTCATATTTTATAAGGAATACTTTTATGAAGAATAAAAAAACTGCCACTTGCGACAACAAGTAACAGTGACAAACATTTATCAAAATATACAACTTAATTAAATCAAAATATACGGAGGTAGTCAACTATGGCTGAAAATATTAAAACAGAACAACATTATTACACTAAAGATTTCTCAGGATACAGAAATGAAGAAGATAATTTTGTAGCAAATCAAGAATTGACAGTAACAATCACATTGAACGAGTACAGAAAACTTATTGAAATAAAGGCTGTTAAAGATAAAGAAGAAGATACTTACAGAGGTAAGTATTTTGCGGAAGAAAGAAAAAACGAAAAATTGGAAAAAGAAAATATAAAACTAAAAAACAAAATTTATGAATTACAAAACGAAGAAGATAACGAGGAGGACGAAGAAGACAAGGAGGACGAGAACGATGTATTACAAAATTGGTGAGATAAAAAACAAAATTATAAGCTTTAACGGGTTTGAATTTAAAGTGTCTGTGATGAAGAGACATGACGGTATCAGTATACAAATCAAGGATATGAATAATGTTCCACTTAAATCGTTTCATGTCATAGATTTAAGCGAACTATATATTGCGACGGATGCAATGCGTGACGTTATAAACGAATGGATTGAAAATAACACAGATGAACAGGACAGACTAATTAACTTAGTCATGAAATGGTAGAGGGGGATTAACTAATGGCTAATCTATATGAGCTATCAGAAGCTTTTAAAGAGATGTCTAATCAAGATGAATTAGACCAAACATTATTAAAAGACACATTAGATTCTATCCAAGCAGAAATGAATGTCAAAGTAGATAACATCGTCAATTGGAGACGCGAAACATTAGGTGACATAGATGTCATAGATAAAGAGATTAAGAGACTTCAAAATTTAAAAAAACAAAAACAAAATTTAACTGATCGATTAAAAGATTACTTAAAAGAGATGTTAGAAACACAGGAAGTAGATAGTTACCGCACAGCTACTAATCATATTTACAAGCGTAAAAACGGGGCTAGTAAAAATATTATCGATGAAAAACTTATTCCAAAGGATTATTGGCTATCACAAGCCCCGAAACTTAATTCTAAGCAACTAATCGATGATTTGAAAGCTGGCAAAGATATTCCGGGTGCTGAATTAAAGGTAACGGAAAGTTTGGTGATTAAGTGATGAGTGAGGAACAAGACATTTTACAAGAACTAGGTATTGAAGAAATTAACGAAGATACTCAGAACTATTATTCAATTATGGTATATGGCAAATCAGGAACCGGAAAGACGACTTTAGCCACTAGAGAAAACAACGCTTTTATTATTGATATTCACGAAGATGGCACTCAAGTAACGCGGCAAGGTTTTGTGAAGAGGGTCGACAATTACATTGCTTTTAGAAACACAATTGCGAGTATTGAATCGATTGTAAATACAGCTAGACAAAGAGGAAAGTTACTTGATGTGGTTGTAATTGAAACAGCACAAAAGTTAAGAGATATAACGCTGACTCATGTGATGAACACGCACCAAGTCAAAAAAGCAAGAATTCAAGATTATGGGGAAACATCTAAATTAATTGTTAACTCGATTAGGCACCTATTAAAGGTTAAAGATAAGCTCGGATTTCACGTTGTGCTTACAGGACATGAAGGGCTTAACTCAGAAGATAAAGATGAGAACGGAAAAATTATTAACCCTAGAATATCAATTGAAGTACAACCGGCAATACACAACAACTTAGTAACTCAGTTCGACATTATAGGACACACATTTATAGAAGATCATACAGATGAGAACGGAAATGCGACACACAATTATGTGTTTTCTGTAGAACCTTCTAATTTATATACAACTAAAGTTAGGCATAATCCGCAAATAACAATCAATAATCCAGGTATTAAAAATGCTTCAATTTCAAAAATTATAGATATGGCACAAAACGGAAACTAATAAAAAACTAAAAAGGACGGTATTTAATTATGAAAATCACAGGACAAGCGCAATTTACTAAAGAAACAAATCAAGAAAAGTTTTATAACGGCTCAGCAGGGTTTCAAGCTGGAGAATTCACAGTGAAAGTTAAAAATATTGAATTCAATGATAGAGAAAATAGATATTTCACAATCGTATTTGAAAATGATGAAGGCAAACAATATAAACATAATCAATTTGTACCGCCGTATAAATATGATTTCCAAGAAAAACAATTGATTGAATTAGTTACTCGATTAGGTATTAAGTTAAATCTTCCTAGCTTAGATTTTGATACCAATGATCTTATTGGTAAGTTTTGTCACTTGGTATTGAAATGGAAATTCAATAAAGATGAAGGTAAGTATTTTACGGATTTTTCATTTATTAAACCTTACAAAAAGGGCGATGATGTTGTTAACAAACCTATTCCGAAGACAGATAAGCAAAAAGCTGAAGAAAATAACGGGGCACAACAACAAACATCAATGTCTCAACAAAGCAATCCATTTGAAAGCAGTGGCCAATTTGGATATGACGACCAAGATTTAGCGTTTTAAGGTGTGGTTTAAATGCAATACATTACAAGATACCAGAAAGACAATGACGGCACTTATTCCGTCGTTGCTACTGGTGTTGAACTTGAACAAAGTCACATTGACTTGCTAGAAAACGGATATCCACTAAAAGCAGAAGTAGAGGTTCCGGACAATAAAAAGTTATCTATAGAACAACGCAAAAAAATATTCGCAATGTGTAGAGATATAGAACTTCACTGGGGCGAACCAGTGGAATCAACTAGAAAATTATTACAAACAGAATTGGAAATTATGAAAGGTTATGAAGAAATCAGTCTGCGTGACTGTTCAATGAAAGTTGCAAGGGAGTTAATAGAACTGATTATAGCGTTTATGTTTCATCATCAAATACCTATGAGTGTAGAAACGAGTAAGTTGTTAAGCGAAGATAAAGCGTTATTATATTGGGCTACAATCAACCGCAACTGTGTAATTTGCGGAAAGCCTCACGCAGACCTAGCACATTATGAAGCAGTCGGCAGAGGCATGAACAGAAATAAGATGAATCACTATGACAAACATGTATTAGCGTTATGTCGTGAACATCACAACCAGCAACATGCGATGGGCGTTAAGTCGTTTGATGATAAATATCACTTGCATGACTCGTGGCTAAAAGTTGATGGAAGATTAAACAAAATGTTGAAAGGAGAGAAAAATGAATGAATAGACTAAGAGTAATAAAAATAGCACTCCTAATCGTCATCTTGGCGGAAGAGATTAGGAATGTTAGAAATTATAAAAAAGCTGTAGGAAAACCATTTTCTAGATATTAAAAACAACATTTGGCAAATGCTTTGCCAAAAGAGGTAATTTCAATGTACCCCTTGTCATACTCAATACAGGCAGGTTTTACAATTGTATAAACTTCATTGATAGATAAATTATAGTAACGAGATATATTTTCTATACCAAAATGATTAATCATATTAAAAACATCACGAACTTTTTTGTAAGTTTCTTTTTTATATTTTTGAATATAATTATTGATTATTTTGGGATCATCAAAACTTTCATAAAGATTTTCATTAGTATAAGAATTTAGACCTATGTCAATTTTTAATAAACCAATTCTTTCTAAATTATTTAATGAAATTTCTGTTGAATTTAAATCGATTGGTGAATTAGAAATAATACTATCTGACAAAAAGTCGCCTGCCTTACTATTGTCTCGTATATATTTGTATCTTACAGCCGGAATAACTTTTTGATTGCATAGAAATTTAAACAATATTGCATCTTTAGGTGACATTTGTTTAATAAGCTCAACAAAAGAGTGATGTACGTCATTTGTTTTGCGATTGTCCATTGCAGATGCAATTAAATTAGAGAAAAGATCTCTTATTACTCTTTCGCTAATATAAAATTTAGAACTTTCAATAGCGGGTCCAATTATTGAAAGTTCAGGTTCTTGTAGGTTATTATCAGGTATCTTTTTTACCTTAGATTCAATATTAGCTTTAAAGTCAGTCAAGTCTAATTCTCGTTTATATTGTATTTTAGCAACCCAGTTATGATATCCACCAAAAATTAAATCCCAAGTAGAATTTAATGTTTTGATAGGTCCATCTGCAGCACCTTGAATAATTTTATCAATACCTTTACCTAAAATAGGATCCATAATTATTCACCCCCAATCTAACGCAATAGCGATAATAAAATTATACCAGAAAGGAGATAACGAAATGGCAACATTTAGAACGATAAAAGAAAGTGGCGATTTTGTAACTGTGCATAAATCTTTTGTGTTCGATAGTAATTTAAGTGCTAAAGCTAAAGGGATATTATTGTATTTCCTAAGTCGTCCTGACAATTGGCAAATATACACGTCAGAAGTAGTTAAACATATGAATGATGGACAAAAATCAATCAATAGTGGCGTTCAAGAACTTATGGATAATAAATATGTTCACAGAATACAAAAAAGAGCTGAAAACGGTGTGTTTAAAGGTTTTGAATACTTAGTTTACGAAAAACCAACCGAAATGCCATTTTCGGAAAACGGATTATCGGCAAACGGGTTTTCGGAAAACGGAAAAACGGAAAACCGAAAAGGGCGTACTACTAATAATAATAGTACTAATAATGATTTAACTAATAATAACAATACTAATAATGATGGAAGTATATTGTCGGGCAACCCGACTGTGTATTCCATTCCCTATAAAGAAATTATCGAATACTTAAACAAAAAAACAGGAAAGCATTTTAAACACAATACAGCTAAATCAAAAGATTTTATTAAAGCAAGATGGAATCAAGATTTTAGGTTGGAGGATTTTAAAAAGGTGATTGATATCAAAACAGCTGAGTGGCTAAACACGGATAGCGATAAATACCTTAGACCAGAAACACTTTTTGGCAATAAATTTGAGGGGTACCTCAATCAAAAAGCGCAACCAACTGGCATAGATCAATTGGAACGCATGAAGTACGACGAAAGTTATTGGGATTAGGGGGATATTATGAAACCACTATTCAGCGAAAAGATAAACGAAAGCTTGAAAAAATATCAACCTACTCATGTCGAAAAAGGATTGAAATGTGAGAGATGTGGAAGTGAATACGACTTATATAAGTTTGCTCCTACTAAAAAACACCCGAATGGTTACGAGTATAAAGACGGTTGCAAATGTGAAATCTATGAGGAATATAAGCGAAACAAGCAACGGAAGATAAACAACATATTCAATCAATCAAACGTTAATCCGTCTTTAAGAGATGCAACAGTCAAAAACTACAAGCCACAAAATGAAAAACAAGTACAAGCTAAGCAAACAGCAATAGAGTACGTACAAGGCTTCTCTACAAAAGAACCAAAATCATTAATATTGCAAGGTTCATATGGAACTGGTAAAAGCCACCTAGCATACGCTATCGCAAAAGCAGTTAAAGCTAAAGGGCATACAGTTGCTTTTATGCATATACCAATGTTGATGGATCGTATCAAAGCGACATACAACAAAAATGCAGTAGAGACTACAGACGAACTAGTCAAATTACTTAGTGAGATTGATTTACTTGTACTAGATGATATGGGTGTAGAAAACACAGAACACACTATAAATAAACTTTTCAGCATTGTTGATAACAGAGTAGGTAAAAACAACATCTTTACAACTAACTTTAGTGATAAAGAACTAAATCAAAATATGAACTGGCAACGTATAAATTCGAGAATGAAAAAAAGAGCAAGAAAAGTAAGAGTAATCGGAGACGATTTCAGGGAGCGAGATGCGTGGTAATCACAAAACAAAATATAAAAGAAATATTACATTGTAGAGATGTATATGCTCAAAAGATGATTGATTTTGCAAACGGAGACCAAGAGAAACTTAAAAAACTTATTGATGATAAGTTGAAAGAAAAAGAAGAAAGACCCGCAATCGTCGAATATTAAGGAGTGTTAAAAATGCCGAAAGAAAAATATTACTTATACCGAGAAGATGGCACGGAAGATATTAAGGTCATCAAACATGAAGATAACGAGAATGAAGTTTATTCGCTCACAGGAGCCCATTTCAGCGACGAAAAGAAAATTATGACTGATAGTGACCTAAAACGATTTAAAGGCGCTCACGGACTTCTATATGAGCAAGAGCTAGGTTTACAAGCAACGATATTTGATATTTAGAGGTGGCGCAATGAGTAAATACAATGCTAAGAAAGTTGAGTACAAAGGAATTGTATTTGATAGCAAAGTAGAGTGTGAATATTACCAATATTTAGAAAGTAATATGAATGGCACTAATTATGATCATATCGAAATACAACCGAAATTCGAATTATTACCAAAACTAGATAAACAACGAAAGATTGAATATATTGCAGACTTCGCGTTATATCTCGATGACAAACTGATTGAAGTTATCGACATTAAAGGTATGCCAACCGAAGTAGCAAAACTTAAAGCTAAGATTTTCAGACATAAATACAGAAACATAAAACTCAATTGGATATGTAAAGCACCTAAGTACACAGGCAAAACATGGATTACTTACGAGGAATTAATTAAAGCAAGACGAGAACGCAAAAGAGAAATGAAGTGATCTAATGCAACAACAAGCATATATAAACGCAACGATTGATATAAGAATACCTACAGAAGTTGAATATAAGCATTTTGGTGATGTGGATAAAGAAAAAGAAACGCTGGCAGATTACTTATATAACAATCCTAACGAAATACTAGAGTATGACAATTTAAAAATTAGAAATGTAAATGTAGAGGTGGAATAAATGGCTAAAACAGCAAGAATTGTAAGGATACACGATAAACCTTATAGGTTCAGTAAATTTGAAATGGAATTAATTGAAAGTCACGGTATAACACCCGGAATGGTTTCTAAAAGAGTAAAAGACGGTTGGGAACTACATGAAGCAATGGACGCACCAGAAGGCATGCGTTTAAGCGAGTACAGAGAAAAGAAAACAATAGAAAGACTGGAACAAGCTAGACTCGAACGTAAATTGGAAAGACAGCGAAAGAAAGAGGCAGAGCTAAGAAGAAAGAAGCCACATTTATTTAATGTGCCTCAAAAACATTCACGTGATCCGTACTGGTTTGATACTACTTATAACCAAATGTTTAAGAAATGGCAGGAAGTATAAATGCCTAAAACCGATAGCGCACGCAAAGAATACTTAAACCAATTTTTCGGATCTAAGAGATATCTTTATCAGGATAACGAGCGAGTGGCTCATACTCATGTAGTAAACGGCACTTATTACTTTCATGGGCATATCGTACCAGGTTGGCAAGGCGTGAAAAAGACATTTGATACAGCTGAAGAGCTTGAAACATATATAAAGCAACAGGATTTGGAATATGAGGAACAGAAGCAACTAACTTTATTTTAGAGGAGATATAAACAATAAAATTTTATGGAGGAAGACACTAATGAATAACCGCGAACAAATAGAACAATCCGTTATAAGTGCTAGTGCGTATAACGGCAATGACACAGAGGGATTGCTAAAAGAGATTGAGGACGTGTATAAGAAAGCGCGAGCATTTGATGAAATACTTGAGGGTTTACCTAATGCTATGCAAGATGCACTCAAAGAAGATATTGGTCTTGATGAAGCAGTAGGGATTATGACGGGGCAAGTGGTCTATAAATATGAGGAGGAGCAGGAAAATGAGTATTAGTGTAGGAGATAAAGTATATAACCATGAAACAAACGAAAGTCTAGAGATTGTGCAATTGGTCGGAGATATTAGAGATACACATTATAAACTGTCTGATGATTCAGTTATTAGCATTATAGATTTTATTACTAAACCAATTTATCTAATTAAGGGGGACGAGTAAATGCTTGAAATCATCGACCAACGTGATGCATTGCTAGAAGAAAAGTATTTAAACGACGACTGGTGGTACGAGTTAGATTATTGGTTGAATAAACGCAAGTCAGAAAATGAACAGATTGATATTGATAGAGTGCTTAAATTTATTGAGGAATTAAAACGATAGGAGATAACGAATAAATGAATAATTTAACAGTAGATCAATTACAAGAGTTATTACAAATACAAAAGGAGTTCGACGATAGAATACCAACTAGAAATTTAAATGACACAGTAGCTAGTATGATTATTGAATTTGTAGAGTGGATTAACACACTTGAGTTTTTTAAAAATTGGAAGAAACAACCAGGTAAGCCACTAGATACACAATTAGATGAGATTGCTGATTACTTAGCTTTCAGTTTGCAATTAACTCTGACTATTGTTGATGAAGAAGATTTGGAAGAAACTACTGAGGTTATGGTTGATTTGATTGAAAATGAAGTTATTTTACCTAAACTACATTCAGTTTATTTTGTTCATGTAATGCATACGCTAACAGAACAATTTGTAAAAGGTATTGATAATAGCATTGTACAAGTTTTAATAATGCCGTTTTTGTACGCCAATACTTACTATTCTATCGACCAACTCATTGACGCATACAAAAAGAAAATGAAAAGGAATCATGAAAGACAAGATGGAACAGCAGACGCAGGAAAAGGATACGTGTAAAGACATCTTAGATCGAGTCAAGGAGGTTTTGGGGAAGTGACACAATACTTAGTCACAACATTCAAAGATTCAACAGGACGTAAACATACACACATAACTAAAGCTAAGAGTAATCAAAGGTTTACAGTTGTTGAGGCAGAGAGTAAAGAAGAAGCGAAAGAGAAGTACGAGAAACAAGTTAAAAGGGATGCAGTTATTAAAGTGGGTCAGTTGTTTGAAAATATAAGGGAGTGTGGGAAATGATTAAAAAACTTAAAAATATGGATGGGTTCGACATCTTTATTGTTGGAATACTGTCATTATTCGGTATAACCGCATTGCTACTTGTTGTCGCATTGCCTATCTATACAGTGGCTAGTTACCAAAACAAAGAAGTACATCAAGGGACAATTACAGATAAATATAACAAAAGACAAGATAAAGAGGACAAATTCTATATTGTATTAGATGATAAACAAGTCATCGAAAACTCAGACTTATTCTTCAAAGGAAAGTTTGATAGCGCAGACATACAAGCTAGGTTAAAAGTAGGTGATAAAGTAAAAGTTAAGACGATTGGATATAGAATACACTTTTTAAATTTATATCCGGTCTTATACGAAGTAAAGAAGGTAGATAAAAAATGATTAAGCAAATACTAAGATTATTATTCTTACTAGCGATGTATGAGTTAGGTAAGTATGTAACTGAGCAAGTATATATTATGATGACGGCTAATGATGATGTAGAGGCGCCGAGTGACTTCGCAAAGTTGAGCGATCAGTCTGATTTGATGAGGGCGGAGGTGTCAGAGTAGATGTATAGCAAAGAGTCAATTGTTAATATGATAGGCACACATAAAATGAAGTGTAATGTATTAGCTGATGTAATACCGGAATATGATAGCAATTCAATTGCACAGTATGGCATACAAGCAACGTTGCCGAAACCACAAGGGGAAAACTCAAGTAAAGTTGAAGATGTTGTTGTGAGGCTTGAGAGAGCAAATAAAAGGTATGCTCAGATGTTAAAAGAGGTTGAGTTTATAAATCAATCGCAACAGAGATTGGGACACGTTGACTTTTGTTTCTTAGAGTTATTGAAGAAAGGTTATAACAGGGATGCGATTATCAAGAAGATGCCTAACTCTAAATTAAACAGAAACAACTTCCTAGCACGCCGTGATGAGTTAGCAGAAAAGATTTATCTACTACAGTGACGAAAATGACAAAAATGACAGAAATGACGAAAATGACACTATTTTTAAACTGTGAATTAATTTTATATAATTGATTTGTAAGAATTATCTTAAGACGTGGGGTAATAGCCACAACAGATGTTCTCATCGATGTGATTAAGAAGTGACAAACATATAAAAGATGATATGTTACGCTATTAATCACTTACTACCTGCCTATATGGTGGGTAGTTTAATTCTTGCATTTTGAGTCATAACTATTTTCCTCCTTTCACATTTATTGAACGTAGCTCCTGCACAAGATGTAGGGGCATTTTTTATATTTAAATAACTAGAGTAATTAACGTAAAGGCGTGTGATACAGTGAAAACAATTGATTAAATTAACACCGAAGCAAGAAAAGTTTGTATTGGGACTCATCGAGGGCAAGAGCCAACGCAAAGCTTATATTGACGCAGGGTATTCGACCAAAGGTAAAAGTGAATCATATATAGACATGCAAGCGAGCACAGTAGCTAAAAATAATAAGGTTTTAATAAGGTACGAAGAACTTCGTCAAGAAGTAGCTGAGCAATCAAAATGGACACGCCAAAAGGCTTTTGAAGAGTATGAGTGGTTAAAGAATACAGCGAAGAACGATATTGAAATAGAGGGAGTAAAGAAAGCGACAGCTGATGCATTCCTCGCTAGTTTGGACGGCATGAATAGAATGACGTTAGGCAATGAAGTTCTGACTAATAAAAAGATTGAAACTGAAATCAAGATGCTTGAGAAAAAAATCGATCAGATGGATAAATCAGAAAATAATTCACAAGAAGCAGAAGTTGCTAAAGCACTTATTAAGTTAGCGGGTGTTAATGATGATTAACGAAATGTTGAACCCGAAACAACAAGAAGTCTGGAACTGCTTTATAAATGATAGACCTAAAGTATTAATAGCGAGTGGTGCGAAGAGGGCAGGTAAAACGTATGTATTTATCCTGCTTTTTTTAATGCACATAGCTACTTATAAAGACAAGGGGCTTAACTTCATTATTGGAGGAGCAACACAAGCATCTATAAGACGTAACATACTAGATGATATGGAGTTAATACTAGGTAGAGAGTTAACACTTGATAAATCTAACGCAGTCAAAATATTTGGTAATAAAGTGTATGTATTCGACGGTCAAAACTCGGATGCATGGAAAAAAGCGCGTGGTTTTACTTCAGCAGGTGCTTTTTTAAACGAGGGAACAGCATTACACAATATGTTTATTAAAGAAGTATTCTCGCGTTGTAGTTACAAAGGCGCGAGGATACTAATTGATACCAACCCCGAAAACCCAATGCATCCGGTTAAAAAGGATTACATTGATAAGAGTGGTCAACGGTTATCGAATGGAAGACTAAATATCAAAGCATTCCAATTTACTTTGTTTGACAATACATTTTTAGATGAAGAATATATTGAATCGATTATCGCAAGTACACCAACAGGAATGTTCACAGATCGTGATATTTATGGTAAGTGGGTTTCTGCTGAAGGTGTTGTATATAAAGATTTCAAAGAAAAAGTTCATTACATCAAAGAAGAAGAATTTAAAACTAAACAAATAAAAAGGAAATATGCAGGCGTCGACTGGGGATATGAGCATTATGGTTCTATTATGGTTGTAGCGGAAGACTTCGACGGAAACAAGTACGTTATTGAAGAACACGCACACAGACACAAAGAAATAGATGACTGGGTAGCTATTGCTAAAGGAGTTATAAAAAGGCATGGCGATATTCTTTTTTATTGTGATACAGCTAGACCTGAACATATTGAACGATTTAGAAGAGAGAAGATAAAAGCAAGATATGCTGACAAAGCTGTTATTGCTGGCATTGAAGTTATTTCTAGGTTATTCAAGCTAAATAAAATGTTCATTATTAAAGAAAAAGTTAGCTTATTTAAAGAAGAAATCTACAACTACGTTTGGAAAGATAATGCGGACGAACCAGTTAAATTAAACGATGACACATTAGATGCGTTAAGATATGCAGTTTATACAGCTAATAAGCCGAGTGGCACAGGCTTTAATTAAAGGAGGTAATATTTTGTACCCTAGCCAACCAACACAAACAGAAATATTTGATGCTATTGTGAGGACTAACAATAAGCCAGAAACACTGGAAGAAATGATTGTCAGATATATAAAACAACATTTGGAGAAGTTACCTGAAATCTCAATAGGTCAAGAATATTATGAGCAACGACCTGATATTGTAAAGGAACCTAAGCCGGTTGATGCTACAGGAGCAGTTGACCCATTGAAACCAGATGACAGAATGATTACCAACTTCCATGCTAACCTAGTAGATCAAAAAGTTTCTTATATTGTAGGTAAGCCTATCGCTTTTAAACATACAGATGATGAAGTAATTAAACGTATTGATGAAGTTTTAGGCAATAGATTCGATGATAAGTTACACAGTGTACTAACAGGAGCTAGCAATAAAGGTATTGAATGGTTGCATCCTTACCTTGATGAAGAGGGAGAATTCAAGTTATTTAGAGTACCAGCAGAACAAGGTATTCCTATATGGACTGATAAAGAGCACGAAGAATTAGAGGCGTTTATCAGGATGTATAAATTGGAAAATGAAACTAAAGTTGAATACTGGGATAAAATAACGGTTAATTACTACGTTTATGAAAATGGCTCGCTTATTCCGGATTACTCTAACAATTTGGAGAATTCAAAAACGCATTTTAGTACAGGGTCGTGGGGTAAGATTCCGTTTATCCCATTCAAAAATAATGATTTAGAAATATCAGATATATTTATGTATAAAACATTGATTGATGCTTATAACAGGAGATTATCCGATTTATCCAATACTTTTAAAGATTCAAACGAATTAACGTATGTATTAACGAACTATGACGACCAAGAGTTGCCAGAATTCAAACGGTTACTACGTTATTACGGGGCGATAAAAGTATCGGATAACGGGGGTGTCGACACAATACAGGTAGAAGTACCAGTTGAAAACAGTAAAAAGTATTTAGATGAGTTATATCAAAAAATAATGTTGTTTGGTCAAGCGGTTGACTTTAGTTCTGACAAATTCGGTTCGGCTCCAAGTGGGGTTGCGTTGGAGTTTTTATATACTAACTTAAACTTGAAAGCAGATAAGTTAGCGCGCAAAGCTAAAGTTGCTATACAGGAGTTGCTTTGGTTTGTGTTTGAGCACTTCGATATCAAAGGAGAACATAAAGATGTCGATATTAGTTTCAACTACAACAAAGTAGCGAACACAGAATTACAAGTACAAACAGCTCAACAATCTATGGGAATTGTAAGCCATGAAACAGTACTAGAAAATCACCCGTTTGTCGAAGATTTGCAAGCAGAACTCGAACGAATAGAACAAGAACAAATGGAGTACAACAAGCAACTGCCTAATTTAGATGACGGAGGTGCTGACGGTGCCCAACAAAAAGAAAGATCTAACGATAAACAATCAGAATGATATTGATGAATATATCGATAGTCTAATCTCTAAAGCTGAGAAGCCTATAGAGCAACTATTTGCTAATCGACTTAAAGAGATAAAACAAATCATCGCAGATATGTTTGAGAAATATCAAAATGATGATGTGTATGTTACATGGACTGAATTCAATAAATACAACAGGCTCAATAAGGAGTTAACTCGTATAGGTACAATGTTGACTGATGACTATAGGCAAGTAGCTAAGATGATTCAGAAGTCACAAGAAGATGCTTATATAGAAAAATTCCTTATGAGCCTTTATTTATATGAAATGGCGAGTCAAACATCTATGCAGTTTGATGTTCCGAGTAAAGAGGTAATCAAATCAGCTATTGAACAACCTATTGAGTTCATTCGTTTAATGCCAACACTACAAAAACATCGTGATGAAGTATTGAAAAAGATACGTATGCACATTACACAAGGTATTATGAGTGGAGAGGGTTACTCTAAGATAGCAAAAGCAATACGCGATGATATCGGCATGTCTAAAGCTCAATCATTGCGTGTGGCTCGTACAGAAGCAGGCAGAGCAATGTCACAAGCTGGACTTGATAGTGCATTAGTAGCTCAAAAGAATGGCTTACAGATGTATAAGTATTGGCAAGCTACTAAAGATACACGCACAAGAGACACACACAGGCATCTAGACGGTGCTAAAAAGAAAATAGACGAACCGTTCAAGTCGAGCGGTTGCGTTGGACAGGCACCTAAGTTGTTTGTTGGTGTGAATAGTGCAAAAGAAAACATCAACTGTCGTTGTAAGCTTATGTATTACATTGATGAAGATGATTTGCCTAGTACAACGAGAGTACGTAAAGATGACAGGACAACCGAAGTAATACCACAAATGACTTATCGTGAGTGGGAGAAATATAAACGAAAAAGAAAGTAGTTTACTACTCGACCTTAGCATGTCGTTAAACTGCTTCTTTTTATACCAAAATTCTTCGTGGCGTTGCACGTAAAACTCGTAAAAAGGAGTAGTTTAAATGGATTTATACACATTGTTAGGACAATTTAAAGACGGAGAAATCGACAAGCAGAAAGTAATTGATGCGATTGACGAATCAAAATCGGGAATGGTACCACGTTCAAGATTGAACGACAAGAATACCGAAATTGAAGAGTTAAAAGAAGAGATTTCTAAACGTGATGAACAAATTGTCAAATTGCAAGACTCTGTTAAAGAGGATAGCGAGATTCAAAAAGAACTCGAAGAATTAAAGAATCAAAATTCAGAGTGGGAGACAAAGTATAAAGAAACACAACTTAATAACGCAGTTAAGTTAGCGGTTGCTAAAGAAGCAAATGACGCTAACGACATTCTAGCATTCATCAATAAAGATGAACTGGAATTAGTAGACGACGGCACTGTAAAAGGTTTAGATGAAGCGATTAAAACGCTTAAAGAGTCTAAACCTTATTTATTTGCGTCGTCTAAGCCTGTAGGTAAAACACCACAAGGCGGAGGTAATCCAGACTCAGGTGTAACGAAAGAAAAGTTTGACAACATGAGTGTCGCTGAACGTAACGAATTGTATTTGAACGATCGTGAGACATTCGAAAAATTAGTTAATCAAAATTAAACAAAGAAAGAGGTACAAGCATGGCACAAGGATTTACTAAAACAAGTAATCAAATCATTCCAGAAGTATTAGCGCCTATGATGCAAGCGCAACTCGAAAAGAAATTGCGTTTCGCTTCATTTGCAGAAGTAGATAGCACATTACAAGGACAACCGGGAGACACTTTGACATTCCCAGCATTCGTTTATAGCGGAGATGCACAAGTAGTTGCAGAGGGAGAAAAAATCCCAACTGATATCTTAGAAACTAAAAAACGTGAGGCTAAAATTCGTAAAATTGCTAAAGGTACATCTATCACAGATGAGGCTTTATTAAGTGGTTACGGAGACCCTCAAGGCGAACAAGTGCGTCAACACGGTTTAGCACACGCTAACAAAGTTGATAATGACGTATTAGAGGCTTTAATGGGAGCTAAACTTACTGTTAATGCGGACATCACTAAATTAAACGGCTTACAATCAGCAATCGACAAATTTAACGATGAAGACTTAGAACCAATGGTTTTATTTATCAATCCACTTGATGCTGGTAAATTGCGTGGAGATGCATCAACTAACTTTACACGCGCAACTGAATTAGGAGATGACATCATCGTTAAAGGTGCGTTTGGCGAAGCTCTAGGCGCTATCATTGTGCGTTCTAATAAGTTAGAAGCTGGCACGGCTATTTTAGCTAAAAAAGGTGCAGTTAAATTAATCTTGAAACGTGATTTCTTCTTAGAAGTAGCTCGTGACGCATCAACAAAAACAACTGCATTATACAGTGATAAGCACTATGTAGCTTATTTATATGATGAATCTAAAGCAGTGAAAATCACTAAAGGTTCTGGAAGCTTAGAAATGTAATAGGAGGTAGTGACGTATGTATAAAGTAATCGAACGTTTTGAAGATGCACAAGACAACGGACATGAATATCAAGTGGGGGACATATACCCACGTGATGGGTTAGAAGTATCAGAAGAACGATTCACTGAATTATCTACAACAAACAACCGCCGTAATTTAATCGCTATCAAACTTGTTGAAGACAAGCAAGTAGAACAGTCTGAGGCGAGCGCTGACGAGCAAAAAAGTTTATCTGATATGAAAGTAGCAGAATTAAAAGAACTTGCTAAAAAGCGTGAAATTAAAGGCTATAGTGATATGAAAAAAGATGAGCTTATCAAAGCTTTAGAGGGTGTTAAGTAATGGACGCAAAAGACGTCAAAATGATTAATGGACTTTCACTCAATGATTCGTCTAACGATGAGCAGATCGAATATCTTATTGAAGAATATAAAGGTGTTGCAGAAGATTATTGTAATCAGAAGTTTGATGACAAAGAAGTGCCGTCGGGTGTTAAGAAGTTTATTGCTGAATGTATCAAGTTTGGTACAACTGGCAATATCTCAGCGCGCACGATGGGCACCGTGAGTTATACCTATGTAACTGACATACCTAGTAGTGCTTATGCTTATCTAACGCCTTATCGTAAGTTAAGTTGGGGTAAGCGATATGTTTAATCCGTTTGATGAGTTTCCGCACACAATTGAAATTGGAGAGGTTGAAGTTGCAGGAACATTTCCTAAAGAATACGAGCGTTTTAAAAGTAACGAAACAATTAAAGGATTTATGGATACGCCTACATCAAGCGAGACACTCAAATTTCATCAAATGAGCAAAGACTTCGACCGTAACCTATATACGCCGTATCACATACCAATAACAAACAAAACTTTATTTAATTACGAGGGTAAAACGTACGAAGTTGTAGGCGAACCGGTCGACCAAGGCGGACAACATGAAATCAATTTAACTAGATTGAGGGTGCGATCTATTGGCAAAGGTTAAGTATGGTAATTGGGACTTAGTAAAAGAGTTGGAAAATTACGAGCGAGACATGGAGCGATGGGTCAAACGAGGTATAGCAAAGACAACTGCTAAGATTCACAATACAATCATTTCATTAATGCCAGTTGATACCGGATATCTTAGAGAAAGTGTAACAATGGACTTTAAAGACAGCGGTTTTACTGGTGTTATTAATATTGGTAGTGAATACGCAATATATGTCAATTATGGTACTGGTATATATGCAACAGGTGCTGGAGGTAGTAGAGCCAAAAAGATACCGTGGTCATACAAAGATGCAAACGGTAAGTGGCACACTACTAAAGGACAACATGCTCAACCTTTTTGGGAGCCGGCAATAGACGCTGGACGAGCATTCTTTAATAAGTATTTTTCATGAGGTGGTTAAGATATGTGGGTATCAGTTGAACGGTACTTATTTAACAAAGTATATAACAAATTAAAAAGTAACCTTATTATCCAAAAACAATTGGACGGTAGGGTTTTTGATTGCGTTCAGAAAGACGCTGTTTACCCATATATCGTTGTGGGTGAAACAAACGTCACTAACAAAGAAACGACCACGAGCATGGTCGAAGATGTCGGCATCACGTTGCATGTTTATAGTCAAGCACGTAATAGAGATGAGGCATCACAAATAATTCAATTTTTAGGCTTCGTTTTAAATAACGAAATAGAAATTGATTATTATTCATTCATTAAAAGTCGAATTGATACACAAGAAGTGATTACTGACATAGATCAGTACACTAAACACGGTATCATTCGGCTTGTTTTTAAATACAGACATAACACATTACAAAGGAGTGTAACGAATGGCGCAGGATAAATATATTGTCGCTCTCCAAATCGCTGATAAGGATTTAGCTAAGAAGCTAACTATCGAAGAAGCAACGCTTTTAGGTAGTTTAGCAGAGGGTGGACATACTATCAGTAATGACCTTGCTGAAATCATTCAAGGCGGTAAAAAAGATTATAGCCGTAACTCTGTCGAAGAAGAAATCAAGTTGACGCTTGATGTCGTTCCGGGAGATAAAGGTCAATTAGCATTAAAAGAATCAGTTAAACAATTCAAACAGTTACGTGTTTGGATTTGGGAAACGAAAAAACGCGATGGCAAACATCACGGTGTATTCGCATATGTAGTTATCGAAGAGCACGAATGGTCATTTGATGATGAAGATAACAAAATCGAAATCACAGCGAAAGTTAAGTTCAATAGTGCAGACGGTACAATCAATGATTTACCAAAAGAATGGCTTAACCCTAGCGCATTGGCTCCAGTTGTTGAATTCGAAGACATGAACGCTTATGAAGATAGTTATGAAAACCGAACTAAAAAAACAACTGCTGGCAGTAGCGATTTAAGTATGTAATTAACGAGGGCATTAGCCCTCTATTTTTTTGTACAAAATAACGATAAACGAGGTGTTTAATATGACTGAAACAACTTTTAATCCAATTACATCATTAACAATTAACAATGAAGAAGTGAAAGCAAAAGCAACATTTATGTTCGATAAAACCGCTAAAAAGTTTGCAACTGAACAAGAAGATAATAAAGGCAGAAAACAAACGATTTCAGGATTTACTAATGTTTACAATGCTTTATTAGAACGTGACACAGTGGCAATTGTAGACTTTTGGGAATGCGCAACAGCTTATCTAGGTAAAAGTGCACCTAAAAGAGAAGACATTGAAGCGGAAATCATGGAAATCATCGAAAGAGAAAACGACACGTTAAATCTATTACAGGGTGCGTTGGACGTAATGAATAATAGCGGTTTTTTCAAGCAGAAATCACGTCTATTCTGGACACAGATGAACCAAGCGCCATCGTTAGCCAAAGAAGACGAGAAAGAGGGCGCGAAAGCTGGTATCGAGATGATGAAGAACAACTACAAAGAAATCATGACCGTAGCACCTTATTAGACTATTCGGAAATAAGGCAGATGACAAGTCGTTACATAGGTTATATGAGTAATGACGAGCTAATGAGCATGCTACCTGCCGAATGGAATGACTGGATTATTGGCGCTAGACAAGCATTGATTGACCAAAGAGACATTGCGTTGTACGGCGCTCAATATAATGCGGTTGCTCAAGCTGGTAAATCACTAAAACGTTTTGTTAGGCAGAACGAAAGAGAACATTACATTATTCGTGGTCAAGAAGATGAATACGAAAGAATGAAACAGCGTGAGCTAGCTAAAAACAAACGTAAAAGAGAAATACAAAAACAAGGGACTCGCAAGTTCCTTAACAGCTTAAAAACAAGTCATAAAGGAGGTTAGGCATGGAAAAGAATTTTCTGGCTCGTGTTACAGCTATAATCAGTGATTTTAAAAGGAATATTAGAACTGCTCAACGTATGGCTAAAACTGATATACCGGACGAAATCAAGACAGAAGTTACAGCAAACATAAGAGACTACCAAAGAGAGCTAACGCGAGCTAAATCGATGGCTCAACGTTGGCGAGAACATAAAGTTAATATCGATGCAGACGCTAGCAAAGTAAAACAAGTCATATCGTTTGTTAAAGCAGAACTATCGAATATCAGACGTAAAAAAGTTGAAATCGACGGCGACGCAAGCGGATTAAAAAGAAATGTTGCGACTTCTAAAGCGATGTTAGCTGGTTGGCGCAAACACACTGTTAAATTAGATTTTGATACAACCGGAATGTCGAAAATGCAAGTAGCATTGACTGCAGGTAAAAGAGCATTAGATCAGTATCAATCAACAATGGATGGCATCGCATCAAATATTAGAACTTTCGGTACTATCTTTGCGCAACAAGTCAAAGGTTTAATGATTGCTAGTATACAAGCATTAATACCAGTAATTGCTGGATTAGTTCCGGCAATTATGGCAGTACTTAATGCCGTTGGTGTATTAGGTGGTGGTGTTATTGGGCTTGCTGGTGCATTCTCTGTAGCTGGTGTTGGAGCGGTTGGCTTCGGTGCAATGGCTATTACTGCACTAAAAATGGTAAAAGATGGAACGTTAGCAGTAACAAAAGAAGTTCAAAATTTTAGAGATGCGAGCGATCAGTTAAAAACTACATGGCAAGGCATTGTAAAAGAGAATCAAGCAAGTATCTTTAATGCGATGTCAGCGGGTATCAGAGGCGTTACAAGTGCGATGTCTCAATTAAAACCATTCTTATCCGAAGTATCTATGCTGGTTGAAGCAAACGCACGCGAATTTGAGAATTGGGTTAAACATTCCGAAACAGCTAAGAAAGCATTTGAAGCATTGAATAGCATAGGTGGCGCAATCTTCGGAGATTTATTGAACGCTGCAGGACGATTTGGCGACGGATTAGTTAACATTTTCACTCAATTAATGCCGTTGTTCAAATTTGTGTCTCAAGGACTACAGAACATGTCTATAGCTTTCCAAAATTGGGCTAATAGTGTAGCTGGTCAGAATGCTATTAAAGCTTTTATTGATTACACTACAACTAACTTACCTAAGATTGGTCAGATATTTGGCAATGTATTTGCTGGTATTGGTAATTTAATGATTGCTTTTGCTCAAAACAGTTCTAACATTTTTGACTGGTTAGTTAAATTAACTTCTCAATTTAGAGCATGGTCAGAACAAGTAGGACAATCACAAGGGTTCAAAGACTTTATAAGTTACGTTCAAGAGAATGGTCCTACTATTATGCAATTAATCGGTAACATCATAAAAGCATTAGTAGCATTTGGCACTGCAATGGCTCCTATAGCTAGTAAGTTGTTAGATTTCATCACTAATCTAGCTGGATTTATCGCTAAACTATTCGAGACACACCCAGCTATAGCACAAGTTGCTGGCGTTATGGGTATTTTAGGCGGTGTATTTTGGGCTTTAATGGCTCCGATTGTTGCTATAAGTAGTGTGCTTACAAATGTGTTTGGTTTGAGCTTATTTGGCGTCATCAAACAGATTTTAAGTTTTGTTAGAACATCAAGTCTAGTTACTGGAGCTATGCAATTGTTAATGGGTGTTTTCGGTTCGATTTCAGCACCTATTTTAGCGGTAATTGCAGTAATTGGCGCATTTATCGGTGTCCTAGTTTATTTATGGAAAACAAACGAGAATTTCAGAAACACTATTACTGAAGCGTGGAACGGTGTTAAAACGGCGGTTTCTGGTGCGATTCAAGGTGTAGTTGGCTGGTTAACTGAATTGTGGGGCAAAATCCAATCTACCTTACAACCGATAATGCCTATATTACAAGTATTAGGACAAATATTCATGCAAGTTTTAGGTGTTTTGGTAATAGGTATCATCACAAACGTTATGAATATCATACAAGGTTTGTGGACGTTAATTACAATTGCGTTCCAAGCCATAGGAACAGTGATATCCGTGGCAGTCCAAATCATAGTTGGTTTGTTCACTGCTTTAATTCAGTTGCTTACTGGCGACTTCTCGGGTGCTTGGGAGACTATTAAAACTACGGTTACCAATGTACTTGATACGATTTGGCAATACATGCAATCAGTTTGGGAGTCAATCATCGGCTTTTTAACTGGCGTAATGAATCGAACACTTTCTATGTTTGGTACAAGTTGGTCACAGATATGGAGTACAATCACTAATTTTGTTAGCAGTATTTGGAACAGTGTTACAAGTTGGTTTAGTCGTGTTGCTTCGAGTGTGGCCGAAAAAATGGGACAAGCACTAAACTTTATTATCACAAAAGGTTCTGAATGGGTTTCTAATATTTGGAATACTGTTACAAGTTTCGCAAGTAAAGTAGCTGATGGATTTAAAAGAGTTGTCTCAAATGTAGGCGACGGCATGAAAAACGCGCTTGATAAGATTAAAAGCTTTTTCAGCGATTTTTTAAATGCCGGAGCGGAATTAATCGGCAAAGTGGCAGAAGGTGTAGCTAACGCTGCGCACAAAGTAGTAAGCGCGGTAGGCGATGCGATTTCATCAGCGTGGGACTCAGTAACTTCATTCGTAAGTGGACATGGTGGAGGTAGTGGTTTAGGTAAAGGTTTAGCGGTATCACAAGCTAAAGTAATGGCTACTAGCTTCGGTAAAACGTTCACAAGTGAGTTAGGTTCAACGTTGACAGATGGATTCAACGACAGTTTAACACCAAGCGTTGACGGCCATATGACAAACGATGTGCAACATAGCATGAAAGAAAATAACAGACCTATTGTTAATGTAACTGTTAGAAACGAGGGCGATCTAAACATGATTAAATCTCACATTGACGATATGGATGCAAAAGATGGTAGTTTCAACTTAATGTAAGGGAGGTTTGTTTATTGATAGCCCATGATGTAGAAATTATTAAAAATGGTGTGAAGTATCGCGTCAGTGACAATCCTCACACTTACAAACACTTAAGAGTGCTTGATTACAATGTTATCGGTTCGGGTTACAAAAGGAATTATTCGCCTTTAGATGGAGTTGATGGACGTTTTCACAATTACGCTAAAGAAGAATATAAAAAAGTTGAATTAAGATTGAGGTATGAAGTACCTAAGATTGCTTATGCCTCACATCTTAAATCAGACATTCAAACATTGTTTTATGGTCGCTTTTACCTAAGAGAATTGGCGACGCCGGATAACACTATCAAATTTGAAAATATGTTCGAACCATTAGAACAAGAATTTGAATTAGATTATGTTGACGGTAGACAATTATTCGTTGGATTAGTTAGCGAAGTATCTTTTGACACAACTAAGACATCAGGAGAAATCACGTTGACTTTTGAGACGACTGAATTGCCTTTCTTTGAAAGTATTGGCTATAGCACTGATTTAGAAAGTGATAACGATTTAGAAAAATGGTCAGTTCCGGACAGAATAGCACTAAATGAAAATGATAGAAGTAGACAAATGACATTCTATAACACGAGTTCTGGAGATGTTTATTACAACGGAGATGTAGCATTAACACAGTTCAACCAATTCAATGTAGTTGAAATTGAATTAGCCGAAGATGTTAAAGCTGATGATAAAGACGGTTTCACTTTCTATACGGATAAAGGAAACATCTCAGTAATTAAAGATGTCGATTTAAAAGCAGGCGATAAAATCATTTTTGATAACAAGCACACATATAGAGGCAATTTAAATATTGACCTATACAACAAAACGTTAGAACAACCGGTGTTGTATCCCGGTTGGAATCATTTTAAAGCCAACAGACTTATGAAAAAGATAGTCTTTAGACACAAATTATATTACAGATAAGGAGTAGCATATGCCGGTATTATTAAAAAGTTTGCAAGGCGTCGGTCATGCGATTCATGTTAATACAAAATTAAACGAAAAATTGAATGAAGATAGCACGTTAGACATTGATATGATAGAAAATGCCAGCACTTTCGACGCAATCGGCGCTATTACAAAGATGTGGACTATCACAAACGTAAAGGGGGAAGATGACCTCAACGAATATGTAATAGTAATGCTTGATAAATCAACAATCGGAAACAAAATCAAACTTAGTATCAAAGCGAGACAAAAAGAATTAGATGATCTAAACAATTCTAGGATTTACCAAGAATATAACGAAAGTTTCACAGGAGTAGAGTTTTTTAACACTGTATTTAAAGGAACTAGTTATAAGTACGTATTGCACACTAAGGTTGACGCATCAAAGTTCGAGGGATTAGGCAAGGGAGACACAAGACTTGAGATATTCAAAAAAGGACTTGAACGCTATCATCTCGAATATGAGTACGACGCTAAAACAAAAACATTTCACTTGTATGACGAATTATCAAAAGTAGCAAACTACTATATTAAATCAGGTGTAAATGCTGATAACGTCAAAATTCAAGAAGATGCTTCTAAATGCTACACATATATAAGAGGTTATGGCGACTTTGACGGTCAGCAAACTTTTACAGAGGCTGGGTTACAATTCGAATTCACACACCCATTAGCACAACTGATTGGTAAAAGGGAAGCGCCTCCGTTAATAGATGGACGCATAAAAAAAGAAGATGTTTTGAAAAAATCAATGGAGCTAGTGATAAAGAAAAGTGTCACTGCTTCTATTTCTTTGGACTTCGTAGCACAGCCTGAGCATTTTCCAGAGGCTAACCCTAGAATTGGCGATATTGTAAGAGTAGCTGAACCAACTATAGGCTATAACGATTTAGTGAGAATAGTCGAAATCACTACACATAGAGATGCGTACAATAACATTATTAAACAAGATGTAGTATTAGGCGATTTTACAATGCGTGACAGATATAGAAAAGCTATCCATGAAGCTACGAACTATGTTAAGAATGTAAAAACAACTAAGTCAGACCCAGCTAAGTACTTGAGAGAACTAAACGCTAAAGTTAACGCTAGTTTATCTATAAATAATGAATTAGTTAAGCAGAATGAAAAAATAAACGCAAAAGTCGATAAGATGAGTACTAAAACAGTTACAACTGCGAATGGCACGATTATGTACGACTTTACGAGTCAATCAAGTATAAGAAATATCAAATCTATTGGAACGATTGGCGATTCTGTAGCTAGAGGATCGCACGCAAAAACTAATTTCACAGAAATGTTAGGCAAGAAGTTAAAAGCTAAAACGACCAACCTTGCAAGAGGTGGCGCAACAATGGCAACAGTTCCAATAGGTAAAGAAGCGGTAGAAAACAGCATTTATAGACAAGCAGAGCAAATAAGAGGCGACCTAATCATATTACAAGGTACAGATGATGACTGGTTGCATGATTATTGGGCAGGCATACCAATAGGCACTGATAAAACGGACACTAAAACGTTTTACGGTGCCTTTTGTTCTGCAATTGAAGTTATTAGAAAGAATAATCCGGATTCAAAAATACTAGTGATGACAGCTACAAGACAATGCCCTATGAGTGGTACAACGATACGCCGTAAAGACACAGACAAAAACAAACTAGGGTTAACACTTGAGGACTATGTAAACGCTCAAATATTAGCTTGTAGTGAGTTAGATGTGCCGGTGTTTGACGCATATCACACAGATTACTTTAAGCCATACAATCCAGCTTTTAGGAAAGCGAGCATGGAGGACGGCTTACACCCTAACGAAAAAGGTCACGAGGTTATTATGTACGAGTTAATCAAGGATTATTACAGTTTTTACGACTAAAGGAGGCAACCAATGGCTTACGGATTAATAACAAGTTTGCATTCTATCACTGGCGAAAAAGTAGTTGCTCAGCATGAGTACAACTATCGATTACTTGATAATGGAATGAGTAAACTTGAAAAGATGTTTATATATCATCAAAAAGAAGAAATATATGCGCACACAGCCAACCAAATTAAATATTTGAATGGTAGTGTCTCAGACTTTTTAGCTTATTTAAATGGTCGATTCAGCAACATGGTACTAGGCCATAACGGCGACGGTATCAACGAGGTTAAAGACGCACGTGTTGATAATACAGGATACGCGCACCCAACATTACAAGATCGTTTGTATCATGATTATGCAACGTTAGACGAATTCACTAAAACAGTTAAAAAGTCAGTTGATGATAATTACAAAGAATATAGAGCTACAGAATACCGATTTGAACCAAAAGAGCAAGAACCGGAATTCATCACAGATTTATCGCCATATACAAATGCAGTAATGCAATCATTTTGGGTAGACCCTAGAACGAAAATTATTTATATGACACAAGCTCGTCCAGGCAATCATTACATGTTATCTAGATTGAAGCCTAATGGACAATTTATTGATAGACTGCTTGTTAAAAATGGCGGTCACGGCACACACAACGCCTATAGATATATCGGCAATGAATTGTGGATCTATTCAGCAGTGTTAGACGCTAACAATAACAACAAGTTTGTACGCTTTAAATACAAAAGCGGAGAAATAACGTATGGCAACGAAATGCAAGACGTCATGCCAAACGTATTTAACGATAGATATACGTCAGCAATTTATAATCCTATAGAAAACTTAATGGTTTTTAGACGTGAATATAAAACTTCTGAACAACAAGCTAAGAACGCATTAAATTTTGTTGAAGTAAGAAGTGCTGACGATATTGATAAAGGTATAGACAAAGTACTGTACCAAATGGATATCCCTATGCAATACACATCAGGTACGCAACCTATGCAAGGTATTGCTTATGATGCGGGTATCTTATATTGGTACACTGGCGATTCTAATCCGGCTAATCCTAATTACTTACAAGGCTTTGATATCAAAACGAAAGAATTGTTATTTAAACGTCGTATCGATATAGGCGGTGTGAATAACAACTTTAAAGGAGATTTCCAAGAGGCTGAGGGTCTAGATATGTATTACGATCTAGAAACAGGACGTAAAGCACTTTTAATCGGGGTAACTATTGGACCAGGTAACAACAGACATCACTCAATTTATTCTATCGGCCAAAGAGGTGTTAACCAATTCTTAAAAAACATTGCACCTCAGGTATCGATGACTGATTCAGGTGGGCGTGTTAAACCATTACCAGTGCAAAACCCAGCATATCTAAGTGATGTTACCGAAGTTGGTCATTACTATATCTATACGCAAGACACACAAAATGCGTTAGATTTCCCGTTACCGAAAGCGTTTAGAGATGCAGGTTGGTTCTTTGATGTACTGCCTGGACACTATAATGGTGCTCTAAGACAAGTACTTACCAGAAACAGCACAGGTAGAAATATGCTTAAATTCGAACGTGTCATTGACATTTTCAATAAGAAAAACAACGGAGCATGGAATTTCTGTCCGCAAAACGCCGGTTATTGGGAACATATCCCTAAGAGTATTACAAAATTATCAGATTTAAAAATCGTTGGTTTAGATTTCTATATCACTACTGAAGAATCAAAACGATTTACTGATTTTCCTAAAGACTTTAAAGGTATTGCAGGTTGGATATTAGAAGTAAAATCGAATACACCAGGTAACACAACACAAGTATTAAGACGTAATAACTTCCCGTCTGCACATCAATTTTTAGTTAGAAACTTTGGTACTGGTGGCGTTGGTAAATGGAGTTTATTCGAAGGAAAGGTGGTTGAATAATGGTAGTAGATAATTTTTCGAAAGATGATAACTTAATCGAGTTACAAACAACATCACAATATAATCCGGTTATTGACACAAACATCAGTTTCTATGAATCAGATAGAGGAACTGGTGTTTTAAATTTTGCAGTAACTAAGAATAACAAGCCGTTATCAATCAGTAAACATAATGCGATGACTAGCATTGTGCTTAAGACGGATAACTTCGACGATGAACACGGCGCTTATATTAGTGATGACCTTACAATTGTTGATGCAATTAACGGAAGAATGCAATATGTTATCCCTAACGAGTTTTTAAAATACACTGGACGAGTACATGCGCAAGCATATTTTACTCAAAACGGTAGCAATAACGTAATTGTAGAGCGTCAATTTAGCTTCAATATCCAGAATGATCTAATTAGTAATTTTGACGGTAAAACAAAGCTAGTTTATATCAAATCAATTCAGGACTTAACAGAAAGTGTTAAAGAAGAAGTTGAGGACTTAAAGAAAAGTTTGAGTGATACAAAATCGTTGGTTACTGAAATTGATAGTCGTATTAATCAAGGTATTCAAAGATTAGAAATCAAACAAAATGAAGCGGTACAGATGATTACAACAACACAAGACAAAGCCGTTCAATATATAAATAGCGAGTTCCAGAAAATTGTTGATAAAGAGCAAGCGATTTTTGAACGTGTTAACGAAGTTGAACAACAAATCAATGGCGCTGACCTTGTTAAAGGTAATTCAACAACAAATTGGCAAAAGTCTAAACTTACTGATGATTACGGTAAAGCGATCGAATCATCTGAACAGTCAATAGAAGCTGTTTTAAGACACGCTAACTCATCTATGATTATTCATATTACTAATGCAAAAGATGCGCCAGAAAAGGCGGATATAGGCACGTTAGAGAAGCCCGGACAAGATGGTGTTGATGACGGTTCTTCGTTCGATGAATCAATTTATACATCAAGCAAATCTGGTGTGTTAGTTGTTTATGTTGTTGATAATAATACTGCTCGTGGAACATGGTACCCAGATGATTCAAACGATGAGTACACAAAATACAAAATCTACGGCACGTGGTACCCGTTTTATAAAAAGAATGATGGAAACTTAACTAAGCAATTTGTTGAAGAAATATCTAACAACACACTGAATCAAGCTAAACAGTATGTAGATGGTAAGTTACAAAGTATAAGTTGGCAACAATATAAGTTAACAGAACATAACGGTCAATCAATCCAAAAGAACTTATATAACGCTAAAGGTAATTTAGAAGCATTGGGCGCTGGGAATTATTACGTAACAAGTGTGCCTGATTTACCAGGTATTGTTGAAAGTTACGAAGGCTACTTATCAGTATTTGTTAAAGATGATGCAAATAAGTTATTCAACTTCACACCTTCAAACTCTAAAAAAGTTTATACACGATCAATCACCAATGGTCGATTAGATTCACAATGGGCTACACCTAACGAACATAAAACAGCCGTGTTATTCGACGGTGCTGCAAACGGTGTAGGAACAAGGATTAATTTAACCGAAGCTTATACAAATTATGCAATTCTATTCATAAGCGGTACTTATCCAGGTGGTGTTATTGAAGCATTCAGTTTAACCTCTATACCAAATGCGATTCAATTAAGTAAAACAAATGTAGTTGACTCAGACGGTAACGGTGGTGGTAGTTATGAATGCTTAATAACTAAAGAAAGTGGTACGACGTTAAAAATCGATAACGATGTGTACCTTGATTTAGGCAGTAAAACAGGTTCTGGTGCTAATGCAAACAGAGTTACGATAAATAAAATTGTGGGGTGGAAATAATGAAAATCACAGTAAATGATAAAAACGAAGTTATCGGATACGTTAATACTGGCGGTTTACGCAATAGTTTAGATGTAGACGATAACAATGTGCCTATCAAATTCAAAGAAGAGTTCGAACCTAGAAAGTTCGTTTTCACTAACGGCGAAATTAAATACAATAGCAATTTCGAAAAAGAAGACGTACCGAATGCATCAAACCAACAAAGTGCGTCAGATTTAAGTGATGAGGAACTTCGCGGAATGGTTGCGAGTATGCAAATGCAGGTGACGCAAGTAAACATTTTGGCGATGGAATTAAAGCAACAAAACGCTATGTTAACACAACAGTTGACTGAACTAAAAGCTGGTAAAACAAATACAGAGGAGGACGTTTAAATGGAGAAAATTAAGATGATTTATCCAACTTTCAAGGACATTAAAACTTTTTATGTGTGGGGTTACTATAAAAATGAGCAAATTAAGTGGTACGTAGACATGGGTGTAATCGACAAAGAAGAATATGCATTGATCACTGGTGAAAAATATCCAGAGGCAAAAGATGAAAAGTCACAGGTGTAATGCTTGAGGCTTTTTAATTTAACACAAAGTAGGTGGCGTAATGTTTGGATTTACCAAACGGCACGAACATGAATGGCGAATTAGAAGATTAGAAGAGAATGATAAAACAATGCTTAGCACTCTCAATGAGATTAAATTAGGTCAAAAAACTCAAGAGCAAGTTAACATTAAATTAGATAAAACTTTAGATGCTATCCAGAGGGAAAGACAGATAGACGAAAAAAATAAGAAAGAAAACGACAAAAATATACGCGATATGAAAATGTGGATTCTCGGTTTGATAGGGACTATCTTCAGTACGATTGTCATAGCTTTACTAAGAACTATTTTTGGTATTTAAAGGAGGTGATTACCATGCTTAAAGGGATTTTAGGATATAGCTTCTGGGCGTGCTTCTGGTTTGGTAAATGTAAATAACAGTTAAGAGTCAGTGCTTCGGCACTGGCTTTTTATTTTGATTGAAATGAGGTGCATACATGGGATTACCTAACCCAAAGACTAGAAAGCCTACAGCTAGTGAAGTGGTGGAGTGGGCAAAGTCGAATATTGGTAAGAGGATTAATATAGATAATTATCGGGGCAGTCAATGTTGGGATACACCTAACTTTATTTTTAAAAGATATTGGGGTTTTGTAACATGGGGCAATGCTAAGGATATGGCTAATTACAGATATCCTAAGGGTTTCCGATTCTATCGTTATTCATCTGGATTTGTACCGGAACCTGGAGACATCGCAGTTTGGCACCCTGGCAACGGAATAGGTTCGGACGGACACACCGCAATAGTAGTAGGACCATCTAATAAAAGTTATTTTTATAGCGTTGACCAAAACTGGGTTAATTCTAATAGTTGGACAGGTTCTCCGGGAAGTTTAGTAAGACACCCTTATGTAAGTGTTACAGGCTTTGTCAGGCCTCCATATTCAAAAGATACTAGCAAACCTAGTAGTACTGATACAAGTTCAGCATCAAAAGCTAATGACTCAACAATTACTGGCGAAGCGAAGAAACCGCAATTTAAAGAAGTTAAAACAGTAAAATACACTGCTTACAGCAATGTTTTAGATAAAGAAGAGCATTTCATTGATCATATAGTTGTAATGGGTGATGAACGCTCAGATATTCAAGGATTATATATAAAAGAATCAATGCATATGCGTTCTGTAGACGAACTGTATACGCAAAGAAATAAGTTTATAAGCGATTATGAAATACCGCATTTATATGTCGATAGAGAGGCTACATGGCTTGCTAGACCAACCAATTTTGATGACCCGCGTCACCCTAATTGGCTAGTTATTGAAGTATGTGGTGGTCAAACAGATAGTAAGCGTCAATTCTTAATGAACCAAATACAAGCTTTAATACGGGGTGTATGGTTGTTGTCAGGAACAGATAAAGAATTATCTGAAACGACGTTAAAGGTAGACCCTAATATTTGGCGTAGTATGAAAGATTTAATTAATTACGACTTGATTAAGCAAGGTATACCGGATGACGCAAAGTATGAGCAAGTCAAAAAGAAAATGCTTGAGACGTACATCAAACGAGATATATTGAAACGAGAAAATATTAAAGAAGTAACTACAAAAACAACAATAAGAATTAGTGATAAAACATCGGTTGACAGTGCGTCAACAAGAGGACCCACTGCATCAGACGAAAAACCAAGCATCGTTACTGAAAAAAGTCCGTTCACGTTCCAGCAAGCACTGGATAGACAAATGTCTAGGGGTAACCCGAAAAAATCTCATACATGGGGCTGGGCTAATGCAACACGAGCACAAACGAGCTCAGCAATGAATGTTAAGCGAATATGGGAAAGTAACACACAATGCTATCAAATGCTTAATTTAGGCAAGTATCAAGGCGTTTCAGTTAGTGCGCTTAATAAGATACTCAAAGGGAAAGGAACGCTAGACGGACAAGGCAAAGCATTTGCAGAAGCCTGTAAGAAAAACAACATTAACGAAATCTATTTGATCGCGCACGCTTTCTTAGAAAGTGGATACGGAACAAGTAACTTCGCTAGTGGTAGATACGGTGCATATAATTACTTCGGTATTGGTGCATTCGACAACGACCCTGATTATGCAATGAAATTTGCTAAGAATAAAGGTTGGACAACTCCAGCAAAAGCAATCATGGGCGGTGCTAGCTTCGTAAGAAAGGATTACATCAACAAAGGGCAGAATACACTGTACAGAATCAGATGGAATCCTAAGAATCCAGCTACGCACCAATACGCTACTGCTATAGAGTGGTGCCAACATCAAGCTAGTACAATCGCTAAGCTATATAAACAAATCGGCTTAAAAGGTATCTACTTTATAAGAGATAAATATAAATAAAGAGGTGTATAAATGTACAAAATAAAAGATGTTGAAACGAGAATAAAAAATGATGGTGTTGACTTAGGTGACATTGGCTGTCGATTTTACACTGAAGATGAAAATACAGCATCTATAAGAATAGGTATCAATGACAAACAAGGTCGTATCGATCTAAAAGCACATGGCTTAACACCTAGATTGCATTTGTTTATGGAAGATGGCTCTATATTCAAAAATGAGCCCCTTATTATCGACGATGTTGTAAAAGGGTTCATTACCTACAAGATACCTAAAAAGGTTATCAAACACGCTGGTTATGTTCGTTGTAAGCTGTTTTTAGAGAAAGAAGAAGAAAAAATACATGTCGCGAACTTTTCTTTCAATATCGTTGATAGTGGCATTGAATCTGCTGTAGCAAAAGAAATCGATGTTAAATTGGTAGATGATGCTATTACGAGAATTTTAAAAGATAACGCGACAGATTTATTGAGCAAAGACTTTAAAGAGAAAATAGATAAAGATGTCATTTCTTACATCGAAAAGAATGAAAGTAGATTTAAAGGTGCGAAAGGTGATAAAGGCGAACCGGGACAACCTGGTGCAAAAGGTGAAGCAGGTAAAAAAGGAGAACAAGGCGCACCCGGTAAAAACGGTACTGTAGTATCAATCAATCCTGACACTAAAATGTGGCAAATTGATGGTAAAGATACAGATATCAAAGCAGAACCTGAGTTATTGGACAAAATCAATATCGCAAATGTTGAAGGGTTAGAAGATAAATTGCAAGAAGTTAAAAAAATCAAAGATACAACTCTCAACGACTCTAAAACGTATACGGATTCAAAAATTGCTGAACTAGTTGATAGCGCGCCTGAATCTATGAATACATTAAGAGAATTAGCAGAAGCAATACAAAACAACTCTATTTCAGAAAGTGTATTGCAACAGATTGGCTCAAAAGTTAGTACAGAAGATTTTGAGGAATTCAAACAAACACTAAATGATTTATATGCTCCAAAAAATCATAATCATGATGAGCGGTATGTTTTGTCATCTCAAGCTTTTACTAAACAACAAGCGGATAATTTATATCAACTAAAAAGCGCATCTCAACCGACGGTTAAAATTTGGACAGGAATAGAAAATGAATATAACTATATATATCAAAAAGACCCTAATACACTTTACTTAATTAAGGGGTGATTTTTATGGAAGGTAATTTTAAAAATGTAAAGAAGTTTATTTACGAAGGCGAAGAATATATAAAAGTATATGCTGGAAATATCCAAGTATGGAAAAAGCCTTCATCTTTTGTAATAAAACCCTTACCTAAAAATAAATATCCGGATAGCATAGAAGATTCAACAGCAAAATGGACAATAAATGGAGTTGAACCTAATAAAAGTTATCAGGTGACAATAGAAAATGTACGTAGCGGTATAATGAGGATTTCGCAAACTAATTTAGGGTCAAGTGAATTAGGAATATCAGGAGTCAATAGCGGAGTTGCAAGTAAAAATATCAACTTTAGTAATCCTTCAGGGACGTTGTATGTCACTATAAGTGATGTTTATTCAGGATCTCCGACATTGACCATTGAATAATTTTAAACGACTAATTTTTTAGTCGTTTTTTATTTTGGATAAAAGGAGCAAACAAATGGATATCGGTACAATCGTAAGAACAATTTTATTAATAGTCGCATGGATCAATCAGTTTTTAGCAATCAAACATATTTCTCCAATCCCAGTTGACGAAGTGTTTATAAGCACAGTCGTTACTGGGATTGTTTCAATTTGGACGTGGTGGAAGAATAACAACTTTACTCACGCATCTAAGAAAGGGCAACAAAAAATTTATGAAGTAAAAGCTGGCATTCAGTCAACTGGTGGCGCACCTAAAGTGAACGGAGATGATAACAATGCCGTCGGTTAGAACATACAGTCAAGCTATTAGCTACCTTAAAAGCCTAGAGGGTAAGGCGTGGAATCCAGACAATGCATTTGGATATCAATGCTTCGATACTGCCAACCAATATTGGCTTTACTTATTTAATCATAGGTTGAAAGGTGTGGGCGCTGCGGACATTCCTACATGGAATGATTTCACTAACGAAGCAACCGTTTACGAAAATACTGTGTCGTTTCAAGCATTGCCGGGCGACGTCGTTATTTTTAACCGTAATTATGGCGGTGGTTATGGTCATGTAGGTATTGTAATAAGCGCTACGTTAGATTCTATAACTATTTTAGAGCAGAACTGGCTAGGCGGTGCTTACTGGAGCCCACCAGAAGTTACTACAAGACGCACACACGGCTATGATTTTCCTATGTGGTTCATTCGTCCATTCTATGCAAAAGAAACGACTGCTAATAAGCTAAGAAGCGCAGTAACACCAGTTAAACAAGATAAGTTATCAAAAGGCAAAAAAATCATGCTTGTAGCTGGTCATGGTATTGGCGCATACTCTAACGACCCAGGTGCCGTTGCGAATGGAGAAAACGAAAGAGATTTTAACCGTAAAAATATTATCCCTAGAGTGAAAAAGTATCTTGAGTCAGTAGGTAACACAGTATTGTTATACGGTGGCAACTCGATGAATCAAGATTTATATCAAGATACATTGTACGGTCAACGTGTTGGAAACTATAAAGATTATGGCATGTACTGGATTAAAAGCGAAGTCAAACCGGATGCAATCATAGAGTTTCATTTAGATTCTGCTAGCCCACAAGCAAGTGGCGGGCATGTAATCATTAGCGATCGTTTCCCAGCTGATGACATTGACAAGGCATTAAGTAGTGCATTAGATAAAACAGTGGGTAAAATAAGAGGTGTGACACCTAGAGGGGATTTATTGAACGCTAACGTGTCTGCTGATCTTAATCTTAATTATCGTTTAATCGAATTAGGTTTTATCACATCTACGAAAGATTTAAACTACATTAAAAACAATTTAGACAGCTTCACGAAGCGGATTGCTGAAGCCATTAACGGCAGACAAATTGATGCGCCAAGTAGTAAGCCAAGCGCTGACAAAATAACATGGAATTGGAAAGGCGTATTTTATCCTAATCCAGAAAAAGCTATAAGAGTCAGAAAAACAGCTGGATTAACCGGCACAGTCGTTGAAGAAGATTCATGGCTATACACAAAAGATGATTGGGTAAAATTCGACCAAGTCATTAAAAAAGATGGCTACTGGTGGATTAGATTCAAATATCAACGTGAGGGCTCTAGTACTAACAATTTCTATTGTGCAGTGTGTAGAATTACTGATAAGGAACAAAAGATTAAAAATGAAAAATATTGGGGCACGATTGAGTGGGCTTAATAGGTTGTACCTATAAAAAGAAAAGAGGTAGGTTATTTTCTTCCTACCTCTAAAAATGATTATCTTTCTATTGTTATATGAGTTATATCTTTAGGACTAATCAGTCTATTTTTTACATTAGAATCTTGATCTCCTACCTTGCCATATACTTTTTCATCAGAAGGATCTTTACTATGGATAGTTACTTTATCACCGACTTTAACAATATGCTTTTCTTTTAATTTATCTACTAATTTTTTCCATGCATCATTTGCCTCTATTGTGTTTCCGTTTGGATTAACTCTTGTAATATCAACACGGTTAACGCTATCAGGACTAACGGTGCTGTTATTAGTATTACTAAGATTATCTAAGTTCGCAGTCCCAGAAATTTCGCTCTCTCCACCGTTTTTTAATTTATATTTTACTTTAATCGTTTCTTTGTCTGTTTTATCAATGATATTTGCGTCTTTTAAAGCGTCTCTTACATTTTTCCACAATTCGCTATCTGTTATTTCAGAAGCTTTTGCAACGTTATTAATACCATTATAATTTGAAGAAGAATGAAAACCTGAACCTACTGTTGTTAAAACTAAAGCACTTGCTATTAATGTTTTTGTTAATAGTTTTTTATTCATTTTATTTTCTCCTATAACTTATTTGCAATCGATTACAAAGTAATTTTAGAATTATTATTTATGTAAATCAATTAAATAATTATTAACAAATCCATAAAATTTTATCATTGAAATATAATAATTTTGAGCTAGAAATATTCGTCATTTATGCTATAATCGTTTTAGACACAGCAATGTGTTCAAATTTTCATCTATTCGTAAGTTAGCCTTCGGGCTGACTTTTTATTTCCATTATTCACATGTTAATCTTGTTGTTGTTTAGGCAGATACTTCGGTACTTGCCTATTTTTTTATGCAAATTTTAAAAAACACTTGACTAATAAACATTTGTTTAGTATAATTATATTTGTAGGTTAGTTGATGACTTACAAATTATGTGTAAGGAGGTGAAAAGCCTCATGCTAGACATAATAAAAACACTTCTAGAACATCAAGTATTGGCAGTACTGATAATTCCAGAAGTGTTAAAACAACTTAGAGAATGGCATCTCGGCTACCTAGACCGAAAGCCAAACAACAAAGATTAACATTATGCTTGGAGCCTGATGGCTCCTCCTTACACTTATATAATATAATATTATTTGGAGGTTTTCAATTATGACAGAACAAATGTATTTAATATTGTTTTTATTAAGCCTACCATTGTTATTATTTATCGGGAGAAAAACACATTTTTATTGTTTAGATAAAAAGAATGGACGTAGATAATATGAGTGATTATAAATTAAAAATAATTGAATTGATCAAAAGTGATATAACAGGTTACCAAATTCACAAACAAACTGGCGTAGCGCAATATGTAATTTCACAATTAAGGCAAGGAAAGCGCGAAGTAGATAACTTAACTTTAAATACAACTGAAAAACTATACAGTTACGCACGACAAGTGTTATAATATAAATGTGAAATGGTCATTCTTGAAATGACTCGGTCGCTACTGGCACAGACTGTTTAAAGTGTCACCACAACATGAACTGAGAATTCATATGACGTTGCTGACGAGCGACAAAGCTCTGTGTTCCTGAATGGGAGTAGGTTTGTGTGGTGGTACATAACAAGTCGCTGAAATATTTGCGACATAATAAAACATATTATCGGTTTTATTATGTGCTGCAGGCACACCTTAACCACCCATACTAGTTACTGGGTGGTTGTTTATATATAACGCAAGTTAACCAAAACTAACTCTATCTAATAAAAAGTATGAAAAATTTATTCATATCTATTTAATAAAAAGTATGAAAAATTTACTCATATCTATTGCGTATAAAGTTAAAAGATATTATAGTTAACTATGAAGAAAGTCAACTCTCTATTCCGTTCTTTCTTCCTAACTTGCATTCTTTCGTAGTTAGTTCGTCAAGTAACTATTAATTTAGTTATATACAATCAGGAGTGAATTGTATAGCCCGGCAGAGGCCATATATCTGACTGTTGGTCCCGCAGGAGACTTCTTCCTTGCCATCACTCATATACATAATCCCTACTTACATTAATGTTTGTAGGGATATTTTTTAAGGGGTGTACTAGGTGGGGAACACAACGTATTTAAAAATAAATAGTGAAAACGATGTTGATTTACAAGACATCTTGAATGATTTTATTAATTGCTTTTGCAAAGGTTATGTGGAAATTAAAACGAAATATAAATTGCTTCCCATCTTTAAAATAAATTTTCATAAAAATAATTTACCCCACTTATTAGGTTTGCATTACACACATAAAAAAGTGAGCGCTAAAAAGATCATTGGAAGAATAGCTGAAGGGAAAATTACACACGAATCTATAAAAAAACATTATGAATATAGTAACATTAAAGATAGGCTTATCAATTATAATTTTTTGCATAAATGCTTTATTGATAAAGAAATCAGGCTATGCGTTATAGTTCCAAAAAATTCAATTAATCCACAAAAGATTGATGTAGCTTTTATAGATGACAAGAACAGCCAAGTTATGATACTCGGGTTAAGGAAGTCTAACAATAATGATTTTTATAGTCCGGCGACTATGTACGTTCTGGGTAAAAACAGTTCATATCGAAGAATGAGAAGAACACATGTTATTAGCATAGAATGGAAAAATTAATAAATTCGCCTATCGGTGA